ATGTTGCAGACTATATGCGTTATTACAATCTTGACAGAAACCATGCTTCGAATGGTTATTTATCGCCAGTGCGATATGAACAGATGGCTGAGGAAAAAGTGTCCTGTTTAACTTGACCACATCAAGCTTCTCGCCGAGCCAGTCAAAAACCGGCTTCAGCGGCCTGAACAACTCGCCAACCGGCGCAAATGCACTGATAAGCCCCTCAATAACGCCGCTGAAAAAGGCGCTGATAGGCTGCCAGTATTTGCGGATCAGCAGCGCACCGGCCACGATGGCCGCACCCACCGCCACAATCGGCCACGTCAGCGCGCCGAGCACCGCCATGATGGCCCCGCCCGCCACGCTAAAGGCCGTCCCTAGCGCGCCAGCAACCGCAATGATGCCGTTAATCCCCATGATGACCGGCCACGATGCCAAGCCAATCGCCCCCAGCGTGCCGACAATCGCAAGGCCACCGAGCGCGACTTTGGCCAGCGTCCCGGCAAGCTCTTTGTTGTTTTTGATCCAGAGGTCAATTTTCAGCAGGAACTTTGTCGCGCGGGTTGTCAGCTCACGGAAAGGCGTTTCCAGTTGGTCATACATGTCGATGCCGATGGCCTCATAGGCGGACTGAAGCTCTTTCAAATCCCCGCCGAGGTTGTCCTGCATGACTTTGACCAGCTCCTCCGTCTTGCCGTCAGACTCCCGGAGCAACTTGGTCAGGCGGTCAAGCTTGCCGGAAGCCGCATCCCCCATCAGCACCGCAGCGGCCGACGACGCTTCTTCGCCGAAGATGACTTTCATGTACTCCGCGCGCTGGGCAGTGCCGAGCTTGTTTTTATCGAAGCTCCTTTGCATTTCCTTCAGGATGGTGAACAGCGGCCGCATATTGCCTTTGCGGTCGGCGGTTTTGACGCCCAGCTCGGCCAATGCGTCATTCGCCTTACCCATGGGAGCCTGCAACCGGGTAATCACTGCGCGGCTCCCCGTACCGGCCATAGAGCCGGTAATTTTGGCATCCGCCAGCGCCCCGGCAATGGCCGCCGTTTCCTCGACGCTGATACCGGCATTTTTCGCCACCGGCGCGGCATAGGTCAGGGTGTCGCTGAGTCCTTCGAAGTTGGCGGCGCTCTTGTTCATGGTCTGTGAAATCACATCACCAATGTGTGCGACTTGGTCGTTTGCCAGCCCAAAAGCGGATTTCACCCCCATCAGCAGGGTGGCGTTTTCCTCCATGGTTTTACGGTTGGCCAACGCCATATTGAGCGTGACCGGCGTCGCGGCGGTGATCGCATCTTTGTCGCCGCCCGCTTTGGCAATGATGATTTGGGCCCCGGCAGCGTCATCCGCCGACGCTGCCGTGTTATCACCAAGCTGCCGCGCTTGCGTGCGAAGCGCCACCATGTCAGCCGAGTCTTTTGCCACGCCGAGCACGGCCTGTAGCTCGGAGTTTTTTTGCGCAAAATCATACCCCGGCGTCAGGAGCTTTTTGGCCGCAAAACCGCCCACGGTTGCCGCCCCGACACCCGCAGCGCCCGCGCCCGCCACATTGCCCGCCAGTTGCTTTCCGGCCTGATAGCGCTGGCTCACTGCGCTGAGTTTTGCCTGCTGCTGGCTGACGCGCGACAACGCCTCCCGCTGGCGGTTGAGCTGGGCGGTGGTCTCACTGATGGAGGATTTCAGGCGGCGCTCGTCGGCGGCGAGGGTGCGGGTGTTAATCCCGACCTGCGCCAGCTCTTGGCGCTGACGCTGCACCGACTGGCGCAGCCCGTTATATTTGAGCTGCAACTCGGCGGCCGAACGCTTGGCCGCCTCCATCAGCTGCGCCTGTGCGCGGGTCGGCTTCTCGGTGTTTTTGAACTGCACCGCCAGCGCGGCGGCTTCCTGCTTGGCCTTTGCCAGCGCCTGACCGGTGACGGCAAGCTGCGCGCTCGATTTGCGGAATCCTTCGACGCGCCCGGCCTGTGCGTTCAGCTCTTTAAGGTTTTGCCGGGTGTCGCGGATTTGTGCAGACAGCGATTTACTCGCTGTCTGGATGCTTTTAAACGGGCGGCTCGCTTGGTCAACGGCTTTGAGTAGCACCTGCAACCTGACGTTGTTACTCATTCGTTTGTCCGCTTCGGTGGAGCGCTTTGTCGCGCCAGTTGAGGAGTTCTTGCGGTGTCATCGGGTAAAGCTCTGACGGCGGCCAGTGAAAAATCGTCGCGATATCCGCCATCAGGTCATCAACCGACAAACCGGCAGGAAAATCTAGCGTGCCGAACTCGGTGCCAAAAAACCGATAACCTTCCCGGCCAGCGCCACAAGGTCAGGCAGCTCCAGCGCCGCGACTTCACTCTCGGTCAGTGGCGGATAGGTCATGCGCGGCAGCACCTTAATCAGCGCATCGACTTCAGAGTTAGCCAGCGCGGCCAGCCCGACGCCGCGCAGAGTACCTGCATTGGGCTTGGTCAGCGTCACCGTATCGATAAAGGTTTCGCCGCGCTTGACGGGAGTATCCAGCTTCACGACGTTCGGGTTTTCGGTTGTGGCGATGATGTTTTCGTCTTTCATGATGTGATTCCAGTCCAGTCAGGGGAATGGCGGCCGGACCTGCCGACCGCCCGGTGATTACAGCCCGATATTGCGACGGTGCTGCGCCAGCATGTCGACGCCGTTCACACGTTCAACCATGTTGACGGTGTCCACTTCGATGCGCTCTTTGCCATCGACGGTCAGTTTGAAATAGGTGCATTGCGTCGAGATTTTTGTCTCGGTGTCTTCGCCCTGTTTCTGGTCGCCAAAATCAAACTCTTTGTGACGGCCACGCAGCACAATCTCAACGGCGACCATATCGCCGGTGTCATCGCGCTGGTAAGAACCGCAAAAGCGAAGCGGCACCGATGCGGCGCTGGCGGCGGCGTACTGAGCCCAGAGCTGGTCATCGGGGAAACCGCCGATAGTCCACTCGACGCTGAGGGCATCATCGTCTAACCCCATATCGACCGGAGCCGCGCCGTTCATACCGCCGCCGCGATAGTTCTCCAGCTTGCGCGTCAGTTTCGGCAGGGTCACAGAGCTGACCACGCCCATATAGCTCAGGCCGTCGTTAAACAGGTTGAGGTACTTCAGTTTGCGCGGGAGTGCCATGGTTTAACGCGTCCTCTTAGCTGTTGACGCCAGCGGCCAGATTCACCAGATATTTATCGGTGATACGCTGGCGCAGGGTCAGGTCTTCCAGTGGGGGAACCGGGGTATAGTCATAATCGATATACAGTTTCCCGGCTTTCAGGGTCTCTTTATCGTTGGCCGATTCGTCGTACCAACAATCCGCATCGATGATGTAGCCGTTGGATTTCAGTTCACGGAATTTGGCTTTGATGCCCTCGACAATGTCGCGGATAAGCGTGGCGGTGACGGGCTTATCCACCGCCCACATGTGCGCCTCGGCCATGGTGTCAGCCAATACCTGCGCGGTGCGGGTGTAGTTTTCGAACAGGAACAGCGGGTCATCAGAGCAAGAGCGGTTGCCCCAGAAGCGAAAACCATCTTTACGCACCAGCGTGGTGACCCCGGCCTCATTGAGCAGGTCGGCATCGGTGCCGGGTGCCTGCAAATCCCAGAACACGCTGGCGGAAATGCCGGTCACGCCATTGACGCCGACGTTAGAAAGCGTCTTATGCCAGCCGGTTTCCGTGTCGATTTTGGCGCGCAGCCCCAACGCGCGCGCGGTGGCATGAGCCGTCGTGCTGACGTTGCCGGTGGTATCCCACGCGAGGAAATCCGGCCAAATGAGCATCAGTTCGCGCTGACTGAAATTGTCGCGGTAGGCGATGGCCTCGGAAATGCTTTTGCAGCCGTACGCGCTGATGTAACCGAACGCGCGCAACTGCTGGCAAATCCCGGCCAGCGCCGTCGCCACTTCCAGCGAATCCAGCCCCGGCACGCCCAGAATGCGAGGTTTCACACCGGTAACGGCCTGTGCTGTGAGCAAGGCTTTCATGCCGGTATAGCGGCCGTTTTCGTCCGCGCCGCCGATGATGTTTGACGTGGTTTCCGCCGCATCTTTGCCCTCTTCGACGCGCACAACAACCGTCACGGGTTTGCACTGGTCGCCAATGGCTGACAACGCTTTCGCCAGCGTGCCGGATTTCCCGGCCTTACCAGCAGCGGCAATCACATCGGTAATCAGCACCGGGGTGTTGAGCGGGAAAAGCTTCGGGTCGGCATCTTTGCCGGTGCAGACCATGCCGACGACAGCCGTCGATACGGTAGAGATGACGCGCGTGCCGTCATTAATTTCGACGACGCGCACACCGTGATGATAATCGCCCATTAACTTGCTCCATGGTGAGTAGGTGCAGGCATGATGACGCCCAGCGCACCGGGCCGCACGCGGTGGGCGCTGGAAGGCCGACCAGACAACAGACCGGGCCGGATTGGAGAGCTTGGCGGGAATGACGATCGTTTGTGCCGATCAATAACGCCGCATTGATCTATGCAATCAATTGGACGGATTTTAGCCGGGCGGGGTAAGGTCGAAGAGTAGACGCGGCAACATCAGGGAAAGCCGCAAATACAAAAGCCCACATCACTGCGGGCTTTTTTTCTTAGAGGCCGGGAACCACTGGCCAGTTAATCTCCGGGGCTGACATATCAAGACGATTCACCGTCACACGGTATTTTTTCCAGTCCGCCAACAGCGCTTTTTCTGCCTCGGTCGCCATATCCAAATCAACAGCATCCTGAAGCGGCGCGACAGCCTTACCCGCGCTCGCCAGCAATTCATTTTTTCTGGCTTCGGCGCTCGCCATCCTTTCTTCAGCGGAATAGATGCGCTGGCTCACCTTCTTACCGTCAAACACCCACTCACCATTAGCCAGACAGCGCTTTGGCAGCTTCGTTGGGTTCAGCTCAATAACCGATAAGCCAATCGGCCACAGCATCGACACATCACTGTTAATCGCGCAGATAATGCCGCTTTCGTCATAAGCCAGTTTTACGGTGTCCGGCGAAAACAATTTTTGCGCGGTGTACCAGTCAATACCGTTATCATCCTGAAGATAAATCACATTCTCACCGAGGAATAATTCTTCCGGCGTGTATCTTTTCAAATTCTTAATGTGTTGCATTTTACACCGTTCCAATTGTTGCCCATGTGCCGTTAATCAGCACCTGAACCGCTGAATAAGCGCCCCAGATTGAGGGGTTGTAGTTTGAGCCGGACATACCCGTATAAACACAGCCCGACGGTAAATCGATGCGCCCGCCGGTATCCGCGATAACCGTGCGCCCGGCCATGCGCACACCCTGAACCAAATGCTGATAGGCCCAATTCTGCGCATTGTTCTGCGCAGCAGAGATATTTTGATTAAGCCAGTTGCTGAGATAACCGCCCCAACAACTGCCTTGAACGTTGCCGTCAGGGTGCCACGTCGTCCCGCTTGATGTGGTGATCGCGGGCCAGTTACCGCCGATGTGCATACCCGACTCAAAGGCGGCGGCACCGGTTCTGACATCCACAGAAAACGGGCGCAGGTTGTTGAATGTGCCGTACTGGTCGTTTTCTTTTGTCAGCAGCAGGTAAAGCCGGTTGCCGTCATTGCGCCAGAAGGAGCCGAACCCGCCGCCGACCATGCGATAATTATCAATGTGGGTCGATTGGATCTCCGCGCTGGTCTTTAGCGTCCCGGTTAACTGCCCGCCGGTCTTCGCCAGATAGCGGCCATCTGCTTCGGTTTTATTCCATGCGTTGACGTCACCGGCCAACAAATTCACATCAGCGGACAGCGGCTTACCGTTCACCTTGATGGAACGGAGCGCGTATTTCTGGGCGGCCTGCGCGTCGGTCAGCGCGCCGACGTCTGCCGCAGTGGGTTTGTAGTCCGTCGTATAAACTCGCGCCCAGCGGAGCGAAGCCGCGCTGTCTTTTCGCATCGAGCGCAAATAAAACGCCATATCGCCGGAGCCTACGGCAAATTGCACATTGCGGAACTCGTTCACTTTCCCGGTAAACAACACCCCCATGCCGCCCGGCACGGGATAGCCCTTATTGGCAGTGGCAACCAGTGACTCAACGGTAAAGCCATTTTCGCGATTTAAGTCATCGTCAGCATTGGCGGTATTTTCGTTCGGGAATACGATACGCGGCAGAGTTAACGCCCCTTTCATCGTGTCGCCGGTCTGTTTTACAAATCGGCCATCGGACTCTTTTTTACTCCATGCGCCAACGTCTGCCGCCGTCGGTTTGTAATCGGTGGTATAAATGCGACTCCACCTCAATTCTGCCGACGCATTCGAGCTTCCCAAAAATCCCGCACCACTATTTGAAACACTCAGATAGCCAGTAGAGGGGCCACCATCGCAAGGAAGAGACAGAACACCGTAAACCCCATTGCCCGGCGTGTTCGAAGAGGTATTGTTTACCCGATAGATTTGACCGGTGTTGCAGTACGCATTCTCAAAATGTCGCGAACCCATCCCCAGCCCGAATGCGCCGACGGCCATCAGTTGGCCACCTTCGACCCCCACGTTTTTTGTCGCGGCATCGCCCAGCGCCAGATTGCCGCGCGCGGCGGCTTTATTCGTCAGGTCGGACAGATTAGCGTCCTTTTTCATGCTGGCATCGCTGACCGTTTTAAGCGCCTTGGGGGTGCTGGCTTTCGTTTCATCAGTGCTGGTTGTCGCGCTGCTCAGTTGCACCAGCCCTTTTGCCGTGGTGCTGGCGTCGGGGTGATTGCGGGTTTTCTCATGCGCGGTAATCGCGTCGGTAACATAGTCTTTTGTCGCCAGCACGGTATCTCCACCGGCAATCACCTGAATCGCCTCGGTGCTGCTGACAATCAAAATCATGCGCAGCGTCTGCGTGCGGCCACTGCCCTCTTCCAGCTTCGGCTTGTAGCTCTCCGCCATATTGCTGACCGCAATCAGCGTCCCGGCCTCGTCATAGAGGCCCATCTCACGCAACCACCACCCGCCGACGTTCGCCGGAATAATCATCTCGGCGAGAATGTGATTTTTCAGCGCCTTATCGATGGTCAGCCCGTTGAGCGCCGCGCGGTACTTCTCGTTGACGAGTTTTGTTTGCGCCGGATTTGGCGTCGGCAGCGTACCGTTCCCGTCGCCGACGGCCATAGAGACGATTTTCAACTGCGTGCCGCCCGCGCTGGCGGCGGCAATCTTGGCCGCCCCGGCGGTGGTAATAATCGCTTTGTATTTGTTCATGATTCTCTCTTATCCGGGGTAAACGGTAATGACATCGCCATCAATGGCGGCCGCGCCGGTGTAAATCCGGCCGGGGATGTCCTGCAAAATGTTAAGGCCAATCAGGTGACGGCTCAGGGGCTTGGCGTCGGCGATAAGGCGCTCCATTTCCTGATACATTTCCTCTGTGATGCCGGTTTCCAGCACGCCAATATCGAGCCGGAAGGTGCCGGGAGGATCGGCGCCGTCGGTGTGAAACCATTCAATGACGTTAATCAGGTAGCCGAGCGGTTCCACCACGCGGCGCACGGCACCGATGGTGCCCTTGTGCCGGTGAATGTAAAACGCAGCGGATACCACGCCTCGCTTGACGTCCTCCGGCCAAGCCTCATCCCATCTATCAACGGAGAACGCCCACGCCAGATAAGGCAGCAGATGCACCGGGCAGGTTTTCGGGTTCCACAGGTCACGCAGCGGAACCGGCACGCGCTCCAGCTCAGCACACGCGGCGGCGGCGGCGACTTCCAGCACTGAGGAGCCAACAGGCAATAAGCGATTAGTCATCGGCGCGCCCCGGTGTGATGTTCACGCCGGTGCAGTAACCCGCCTGCATTTTATCGAGCACGATGTCGGCGGCCGGTTGAGCAACTTCAACACGTTCAACACCTTCCACGGTCAGCGCAGCGATAATGCCGGAACGCCGGATACTGCGACCTAAGCGGCGCATGGTCAGCACATAATTGTGTAAACGTTGTTTTGCCGCATTGAGGATTGGCGCAACCTCCGGGCCGGGGTACAGGTATAAAACGGCCTCGATGACATAAGGGGCAATTTTGGCCGATTGCACAATGACGCGATCGGCAACCGGACGCACGTCCTCGTCATTCAGCGCGTCGCGGACAACCTGCAACAGTTCAGGGCTTGCGGTGCCGTCGCCGTCCCGTGACAACACGGTGACGGTCACGTTAGCCGGTGATGGGCTGATTGCCGTCACATCAGCCACCCGACCATCGGCCGAGCGGGCGTGAAAACGGTAGGAACCGGCCGAACCTGCTGTGCTCATCCCCTCGAACGCGTCTTGCAGGCGCAGGCGGTAATCTTCATCCGCTTCCATAACTGCCGGTGTTGGCGGAATGGTGCTTTCATCCGCCGGGGCAATCACCAGTCGCGGCGTGTTGAAGTTCGCGCCGAGCTGGTCAAGGTCTTCGCCGGTGGCGTGCGCCAGCATCACCGCTTTGGCGGCATCGTTAACGCGCTGGCGTAGCAATACCTCCCGATACGCATTTTCCTGAAGCAGCTTGACGATAGGCTCCGATTCGAGCGCCAAAGTTCGGGCAATAGCTTCCTGCTGGTCGGCCGGGTACAGGGAAATCAGCGTCGCTTTGCGCTCGGCAAACAGGGTTTCATAGTCCAGCGGCTCAACGACGTTCGGCGCGGGCAGTTGGCTTAAATCGATAGTTGCCATGGTGTCAGCTCAATGGGACGGTTAACGAAAATGTGCCGCCGGTGGTGTCTTGGCGCACGCCGGTAATATCAACGAACATCTGACCGCTGAAGGTCTTTTCGAAGGTGATGGACGTCAGCCTGATACGCGGCTCCCATTTGAGGATTGCCATGTAGCAGGCGGCCATCACCTGCCCATTCACCGCCGGGCTTTGCGGCTGGTCAATCAGGGCAGACAACAGCGAGCCATATTCCCGCCGCATCACTCGGGAGCCGACAGGGGTAATGAGGATGTCGCGAACGCTCTGGCTGATAAGCTCGCTGTCCGTCAGGGTCTGGCCGGTGTCCCGGTTCATGCCGATATATCGCACGGTCATCGGGTTTCCTCCGTCCAGTCTCCGCCGCGCTGCACACCACCGTGGCCGTGTTTATCCACCTGCACGCCGTTGGATTTAAAAGTACCCCCGCCGTGATCGATATCGCCCGACATTTTCCCGCCCTTTTTCAGCTCCAGCGTGTCGGCGGTCAGCTTGTTGGTGCAGACCACCTCCGGTGTATCAAGTGTGATTTTTTGACTGGCGATAATCGTCACCTTCGGCGCAGAAACGTCGACGGCTACTTGCGCACTGATATTGGCCGTTTTAATGCCGGTAACGCTCAGCGCGCCGGTTTTGGGCTCATATTCGATGACCGCACCATCGGGAAAACTGGTGTGATATGCCTCCGGCGACACTGACGGAGCCGGAAAATCGTCGGAGTTGATAGCTGGCAGCACAAAGGCGGCATCCAGCTCGCCACCCAGTGCCAGCACAACCACTTGCTCACCGATGGAGGGTGCCCACCATGTGCGCGCACCTCCGGCACGGCAGGCCAACCACTGCAACCAGTCCGTCGTATTGCCACCCAATTGAACGCGGCAGCGCGGCGGCTTGTATTGAACTTCTACGATGACGCCAATGCGGATGAGGTCGCGTACAGCGCGAGCGAGTTCTGAAATCGATTCGAGTGTGTTCATGGTGGAAAGGATGCCGCTGAAGAGATCCAGCGGCAATTTGCGGGCGTAGGATGGCCCGTCAGACAACGGCTAAAAAGAAAATAACGAGGCAATTGTCGATAATGGATAGGTCAATACTTTGAGTAAAAAAGACAAATCACCACCTGAGGAAAATAACGCCCCGGTCAAAAAAACATAAGAGACATATCCCACAGCTAAAACATAACAGGAATATCTAAAGGCATCATTTGCATTCCTTTCCATCACATAAGCAAACGCCAAATAAAAACTAGACAAGATCAGGGCTGGGCATGCAAAACTAGAAAATAAAATAAAAACAAGATATCGAATCGTTTGATTTAAACCCAAAACCCCCATAAATCCATAGCGAGAGAACGCTGCAGATACATTATCTATAAGCAAAGATAGTTGAGGATAAACCTCAGCATTAGCCTCTATAGCTTTAGCACCACAATAACAAAGCACCCCCATCACACACGAGGCGAGAAAATACAAGCTATCACCGTACCTACTCATCCCATGAGACCGAATAGAATTTACCACTCCAAACAGACAAAGTAGCGGCAAGACAATTGATAGCGCAGACAAAACATGAGAAAAAAACAGCGGGAAGAAATGAAAAAAAACAAGCATTACAAAAGCACACACTTTTACTAAAAAAGCCATTTCACCCTTCACTTTCTGCATGGCTTCATGATATATTATAACATTATTATCCCCATTAATATTTGGGCTATTAATCCTAACGTTTTTCTTAAATTTAAAATTAATCTTATTCACTTTATAACTAAAAATGGCACCTACAGAAAGTGCGATGAAAGACTCTATGTTTATCAAGTTACCTAGCACGGCACCCCCAAAGAAATCAATATGCAGTTTAACAATCGGTCACAACAAATATCATATGTTTATCACCAAGTTCAAGATTTCCCCCCGACATTCTCCATAATCACCATTTCAATAATCGTCTTATCATTCTTGCTAACCCCCAACAGCGGTCGAGCCTGATACTGCACGTCCCGGCTATGGCGGGTCGGGCGGTCACGTAAGCCCTCTTGGTGCACCCGCGCGATACGCTGCACGCGCCCGGCAAACTCGACCAGCGCCTCATCAGCGGTGGCTTTGGCTTTCATGTATCGATGGGTGCGCAGCTTGGCAAACATCTCGCGCTTAACTCGCCCTTTTTTGCTACGAACCGGCTGCCGCTTACGGGCGGCATACGGTGTGCCGTCCGGTGCCTGCTGGCGCTTAATGCGCTGCTGCTGACTGATGCGCAGCCGCTTCGCAATCTCGGCCGCCATCTGGCGACGGCGGGAAGCGGATAGCCCGGCAATCAGCCCGGCGAGTTTGTCATCAAAAGGCTTAAGCTCACTCATCCCACGCGCTCACCAGCTCACCGTTAATGTAAAGCTCCATCGGGCGCGCTACCGGCTCAGGCAGCGGCGGCTCCGGCATATGGGACACGTGCAGCGCCCGGTCAACTTCCTTCACCAGCGTGCGCTCAGTCAGTTGCAGGCTGATACTGATGTCATAACTGTCGTCGTTGTTGATGTCGGCGAAGTAGGTGAACCCCTTTTTCTTGCCCTCGTCCGTGGTCATGATATCGGGCTGATTCTCCCGCAACCACGCCCCAATCGGCACCAGCAGCAAATCCACATCATCCGGGTAATCTTGGACTATCACATTGAGCGTATAGCGATTCTCAAATGACAGAGAGGCGGCCAGCGTAGCCCCGATGACGCCGCTGTCGATAAATATGCGCAGCATATCCGGGTTCGCCCTGAGCTTCGGCACCGCGTCATAAAGCGCTTTGCGCAGACTTTTCGGCTTTAACATCGAGTTCCTCCTGACACTTTTTCACGGTCTCCACCTGAAGCGCACAGCTTGCCAGCGCGCGCTCAAGATTAAAGATATCGGCGCTTAAATCACCGTTGGTCTTCGGGTTGCTGCCGGGCAGCGGGCAACTGCTGACCTTCGGACAGCCAGCGTAAATAATCGTCGGGGGTGGCGAAGTCGGGGCGGGTATGCAGCCGGATAACGTCATCAGGCAAAGCAGACTGATACCAGCGGCGCAGCGCTTCATTTTCATTGAGCAGCCTCGTAATGGTGTGATTGCGGCGGGTGGCCAACTGGTCAGCGGCGGCGATGCGCTGGCGCAACATGACCTGTTCGCGCTCGTTGCGCAGAGCGCTATCCTGTAGCGCAGCGATAGCCGCGCGACTTTCGGTTAGCGCTGCCGCCACCCTGACGTTTTCCAGCTTCGCGGCATCCAGACTGTCGCCGAGCGTAATGACCTGCCATTTCAACAAAGCAATGACCGCCAGCAACACCAGCGACAGAAAAGGCTTATTACCGCGACTCATAATGCCCCCGTCATACACAGCGCCAACTCGCGCGCCCGGCGATTCTCCAGCCCGGCAGACCTGACGCCGTTGACGAATACCCAGCGGGGAAGCTGATTGCACGCGGCGGGCCACTGCTTTTTATTGATGAAATGCGCCAGCGTTGACGCGCACGCAGCGCCCGTGCCGACGTTGAACGCAAAGCTGACCACGGCGTCATAGACCGGCTGCGGCATGATCACCGGCATACACTGCGCAAGGCGTTTCTCGACCTGCATGACATCGGCCACCAGATTGACCGCGGCTTCGCGCTCAGTGATAACCCTGCCGGGTTTCACCCCGGCAGTGTGGCCGATACCGCTCGTCCAGACGCCCGCGCTGCACTGATAAGGGCTCAGGCGGCACCCTTCCAGATTGGCAATCAGCTCAAGGCCCGCCATTGACGTATGCAACCGGATAAAATCCGGCAACAACGCCGCCAGCGCCAGCACGACGGCGACGCTGCAACGTTTAACGATTGATTTCATCGAAAACCTCCCGTCGAATGCCGACATTTTTCAGCAGCAAATAGCTTTTGCGGCGGTAGTACCAGTTGGTGACAAAGGTGCCGACGCCGACCACCGCACCGACAATCAGTGCGATGTCCTGCGCGGAATACTTTCCGACCCATGCCAGCAGCACCGCGACGGCATAAGCAATGAACGATGTGACTTTCTCCATGGTTAATCCCATAGCTGAACGGTTTCGGATGCCAGGGCGGTATCAATGACCGGCAGCGTGACCACCGTGCCATGCGGCAGGATGACACCCAGCTCAGCCAGCCCCGGATTCGCCAGCAGCACCGCCTCGACCACGCCTGCGGTGCGGCCGTAGACGCGATAACACAGTGCGTCGAGCGTGTCCCCCTGAAGCGCGACGGCGTTCATCAGATTTGCCCGACAATGCAGCGCGGCTTACCCTGCAACCGGGCTATTGACCAGCGCATATCCCGCCAGTGCTCATCAATGGACACCTCAACGCTGTCGGCCTTTTTATCCCCCTTGGCGCTGGCATCCGCACCCCGGTAGCGCTCGTACAGCGTGGCGGTTGTCATGGCGCAGACCGCACTCAGGTAGTGAAAGCACTTCTCACTTTCGCCGTCGACCTCGTCGGCCGGTACATCGGCCAGCGTTTTGAAACCGGCGGCGAGTTGCTGCTCGCGATAGAGATACAGCTCGGCATTCGTCTCCGAGATACCGCTGCGAATGGCAAAGCGCAGACGCTCCGGCGAGACCGTGTACTCAAGACGCATCAGCTCGCGAATGCGTTTCGGGTCAACATCCGGGAAAAAGAACGTGTTTTTAATCACCGGCTCCGGTACAGCCGGTTGCGGGATAATGGCCGTCGGCTCGTCCGGCGGCTTAATCGGGTTACGCATAATCACTGTCGTCATGACGACCTCAAAAAATAGGGGGCGGTGGACGGCGGCCTTGATACGTCAAAAGACGCTCGCGGCCGCCGTGCCGCCCGGCGCGGGGCGCGTTCTGTTAACCGGCGGTTTTTACCGCCTTGCGTGGGCGTCCGCGCTTGGCCGGCGTGGCGGCCTTACGCGGGCGCGTGGTTGTTCTTTTGGCGGCGGCCGCCGGCTTCGGCTTGAGGGCGCTCTCACATTTTTGGATCTCTTTTCTCACCCCGACATGACCGTCGAGCTGCATCGCGCGCTCGAGGTGCTCCAGCGCCTGCGCATAGTCACCGCAGTCGCTCAACATCAGGCCGGTCACCTTGAACAGTTTGGCCTTGACCATGTCGGGCATATCCTCGGCGGCCGTCATCTCGATGGCGGCGCGAAGGTCATCGATGCTGGCCGGGCGTCCCGCCTTGCGGCTGCGCTCCGCCGACAGCGCCACCTCTTCGGCCAGCAAGTACGCCACCGGGCGCTTGTTGTTCGGCACTTTGAGACGGTATTTCAGCGCATAAGGTGCAATTTCCAGCGCGCCGGAAATGTCATCGGCGTCGAGCATCCACTGCATGGCGGTCATCAGAATGTCGTCCTGTGCCCCCCGCCCCTCGGCCAATACCCCGGCCACCCACGGCACATAGAACGGCAACATGGCGCGTTTGTGCTCAGCCTTTTTCTCGACGGAATGGATCTGTTTCAGCTTGGTGCGGTCTGCGGCCAGCTTGACGAGCATTTGCTCGTAGGCGGTGGCATGGCGCAGCGGGTCATCCACCCGCTGCGCAGCCTCCACGGCCGAGACCCGCATCATGTGACGCTGTGCGGGACTCGTCATGGTTACGCTTCGCCTTCAGTTTTTGGCGTTTCCTCACCGGCTGGCGCAGGTTGCGCGGCCGCCCCTTTCACTGCCAGCACGATAGCGTCAGCCAAGGCGCTGATATCGGCTCCCGATGGCTGCGGGTCTTCTTTGGATACCCGTACGCCCGACTTTTCTGTCGACGCAGGCAGCAGCTCGATATTTTCAATCAGGCAACCGGCGGCGTAATCCTCGATGACGTAGTCAATTTTCATCGACTCGTAGTTTTCGACGCGGTCACGCTTGGCGTTCTCTTCGATATGGCGGCGGTGACTCTCATCCATGATGTAAATCGACAGATTCTCGAGCGTGGTGACCATAATCGCGTTGGCCGGGAAGAACGGCACGCGGACGGCGGGAAGGTTGCCGATGCGCTTCTGGCTGACAATCACGTCGGCGGCCATCGCCTCGGTGTTCGGCTGTTCTTGGTTAACCAGCGGGAAGTATTTGTCGGCCAGCAGCTTACGGCCGCAAATCACCACGAGGTCTGGGGATTCCTGATGCCATGGCGCAATCAGGTTGTTGGTCGCGTCCATGACCACGGCGTCGAGGTTGGCGTAATCGCCCCCCTTGCCGATGCGGATGATCGGGGAAATCACCGCACCGTCTTCGCCGGTGATGTTGCTCATCACGCGTGCCGGGGCTTCGTTGCGGTATTTCTGCAACCAGCCCACCGCCACATCCTGCAACATCGGGTTTTTGGCCCGGTCAGACGTGGCGGCGCGGCTGATGCCGTTGAACCCGGCCATGATGAAATCCAGCGCCTGACGCTTGGCGATGGCGTTGCGGATGCGCAACTGGAAGTCCTGATAACGCGCCCATAAATCGAGCTGGCTATAGCGCATATGGAAATCAAAGTTCACCTGCTGGCACTCGTACTTATTGGACTCCAGCGAGGTGAAATCAGCGGTCTGACGTTCTTTGCCACCGTCGGTGTCGGTGGTGCTGGCAATCGAGCCATTGACGCCCACGCCGACCTTCTCGCCTTTCAACTCGGCAACCGGCGTCATGTTGATACGGGTCAGGAACTCGGAAGACTCCTGCACGACGTTCATCAACGACTGCGTCACCGACGGCTCTACGCTGAATTTTTTGCCGACGTCGCCGACGTCCGTGATGCCGTTCAGCTTGGCCACCTGTTGCAGATAGGCGTTAAATTTAAAGCGGGTCGTTTTTTTCATTGAATTGTCCTGATTCGATAAATTCGGGTCGTCTCTCAGCGGCGCGCCGTGCGCCCCGCCCTGACTGTTCTCAGCAGTTGGTCAACAGGCTGTCTTCACCATTGCCGCCGGGCGCTTTCGGGCGGCGCTGCTGGTTCAGGTTTTCGGTGGTATCGAGCGCGGCCTGAAGCCCGGAAAGCGCTTCCTGACCGGTGGCCACCTCACCTTTCAGCCCCGCGATTTCCTGCTCAAGCTGCGCAAAACGCTGCTCGGCGCTGTCGCCGTTGGTTTGAACCTGCTCGGCGACGGCGGTGACTGCGTCATGCACATCACTGAAGCGCGCGTCGTCGCTGGCCTGTTTGCGGCTGAACATGCCCTTCACGCGCTCGGTCAGATTGGTCAGCAGGCTGTCAGGCTGTTCCTCAAACTCGAGCAGCACCTCAGTCGCCACCGAGAACAGATCGCCCGGCTCGGCTTTTTTACCTGCCAGCGGGTTAGTTTTGGCGCGGGAGCAGAATTCGAGGTATTCGGTGCCGAGGCTGGCCGGGTCGTCAGTAACCGCCAGACCGATGAGGTAGCATTTGCCGGTGTTGGCAAAGTTCGGACGGATTTCCATGGAGGTGTAAACTTTCTGGCTCGCCTTGACCATGGAGACCAGCTCGTCAGTCGGGGTCATTTTGGCGAACAGCGCCCATTTGCCGTTAAGGATGGAGTCGTCATTAATCTTCTCGGCTTTCAGCTCGACCACGTCGCCGAGACGCTTAAAATCGCCGTTGGGAAACAGTCCCTTGATGTGCTCCAGATTGATGCGGCAGCCGTAGACGCGCGGGTCGAAGATTTCCGACATCTCCTGAATGTCGTTGCCGTCAATCACGCGGCCGTCGCAGGTGTCGCCCTCGACGCCGATGCGGAACCATTTCGATACTTTCTTTGCCATGTGCCATTGTCCTGAGTGGTTAAGGTCGGGGCTAGTTTCCCGACTGACCACCCTCGCGGCCAGCGACTGCCGACGGACTATCCCTCAGACAACAGCACCTTAGCGCACGCCCGGCGTGGCTTGCGTAGCCTTGCCCTCGTCATGCAAATGAGGGCATACCATGCAAATCCAGACAGATACATCCTTACTCAGCGACCCACGCAGGCAGGCCGCCTTGCTGTACTGGCAAGGCTTCTCCGTGAAGCAAATCGCCGAAATGCTGAAGCAAAAAGCCCCCACGGTGCAGAGCTGGAAGCAGCGGGAAAAATGGGACGATATCGCGCCGATTTCCCGCGTTGAATCCAGCATTGAAGCGCGAATGGTGCAGCTCGTTCTCAAGACAAAAAAAGAGGGCAGCGACTACAAAGAAATTGACCTGCTGGGCCGCCAGATTGAGCGCCTCGCGCGCGTCAGCCGTTACATGAACTCAGGCAACGAAGCCGACCTCAATCCCAACGTCGCCAACCGCAACAAAGGCGAACGTAAAAAGCCGACAAAGAACTATTTCAGCGAGGAAGCTATTGCGAAGCTGGAGGAGATTTTTTATGACGAGTCTTTCGAATATCAACTCGGCTGGCACAAGGCCGGGCTTGAGCACCGTATTCGCGACATCCTCAAATCGCGCCAGATTGGGGCCACGTTTTATTTTTCCCGCGAGTCACTGCTGCACGCGCTGAAAACCGGCCACAACCAGATTTTTCTTTCCGCGAGCAAAACGCAGGCGTATGTCTTCCGCGAGTACATCATTCAGTTTGCCCGGCGGGTTGACGTTGAGCTGACCGGCGACCCGATTGTGCTCGGCAACAACGGCGCGAAGCTGATTTTTCTCGGCACCAACTCCAACACCGCGCAAAGCCATAACGGCGACCTGCTGGTCGATGAGATTTTCTGGATCCCCAACTTCCAGAAACTGCGCAAAGTCGCTTCCGGCATGGCCTCGCAAAAGCACCTCCGGTCGACCTACTTTTCTACCCCGTCAACGCTGGGGCATGGCGCGTTTCCTTTCTGGTCCGGCGAGTTGTTTAACAAGGGCCGCAAAAACGCCAGCGAACACGTCGAGATCGATATCAGCCACAGCGCGTTAGCGGCCGGGAAGCTGTGCGATGACGGCCAGTGGCGGCAAATCGTTACCATTGAGGACGCCCTGCGCGGCGGCTGTAACCTGTTTGACCTCGACGTGCTGAAGCGGGAGAACAGCGCCGAAGACTTCCGCAACCTGTTTATGTGCGAATTTGTCGACGACAGCGCGTCAGTATTCCCCTTTGAGGAGTTGCAGGGCTGCATGGTCGACAGTCTGGTCGAGTGGACGGACGTTAACCCCTATGCAAGCCAACCTTTCGGTGACCGGCCGGTGTGGGTCGGCTATGACCCGGCGCACTCCGGCGACAGCGCCGGTTGCGTGGTGCTGGCCCCGCCGATGGTCACCGGCGGCAAATTCCGCATACTGGAACGCCACCAGTGGAAAGGCATGGATTTCGCCACGCAGGCCGAATCCATCCGCAGGCTGACCGAAAAATACAACGTGGAATACATCGGTATCGACGCCACCGGCATCGGGCAAGGCGTTTTCCAACTGGTGCGCGCGTTCTACCCGGCCGCCCGCGAAATCCGCTACAGCGCCGAGGTCAAGACCGCCATGGTACTGAAGGCGAAAGACACCATCGGCAGCGGCAGGCTCGAGTACGACACAGCGTATACCGACATCACCAAATCGTTTATGGCCATCCGCAAAACCATGACCGCCAGCGGCAGGAGCATGACCTACGAAGCGAGCCGCAGCGAGGAGGCCAGTCACGCCGATGTCGCGTGGGCCACCATGCACGCCCTGCTGAATGAACCGCTGACCGCCGCCAACGGCCAACCGTCTAAATCCATTCTGGACTTCAACCGATGAGCAAACGCAATCGCCGCAAGGCAAAAGGAAATCTGGCCGCCACCGAGCCGGACCAGAAAATGCAGGCGTTCACCTTTGGTGAGCCGTCGGCCGTTTTGGATCGCCGCGACATTCTGGATTACACGGAATGTGTCGGTAATGGTAAATGGATTGAGCCGCCCATCAGCTTTTCCGGGCTGGCAAAAAGCCTGCGCGCCGCTGTTCACCACAGCTCGCCCATCTACGTGAAACGCAATATTTTGGCGAGCACCTACATCCCGCACCCGCTGCTGTCACAGCAGGATTTCAGCCGGTTTGTGCTGGATTATCTGGTGTTCGGCAACGCCTTTTTAGAAAAGCGTTTCAGCGTGACCGGCAAGCTGTTGAAGCTGGAGACCTCCCCGGCCAAATACACCCGGCGCGGCGTTGACCCGAGCGTTTACTGGTTCGTGCAATCGTTCGCTGAGCCGCATCCGTTCGCGCCCGACAGCGTTTTTCACCTGCTGGAGCCGGATATCAATCAAGAGCTGTATGGGATGCCGGAATATCTGTCGGCGCTCAACTCCGCGTGGCTGAACGAGTCCGCCACGCTGTTCCGCCGCAAGTATTACCAGAACGGCGCGCACGCGGGCTACATCATGTATGTGACCGACGCCGCGCAGAACAATACCGATGTTGAGGCGTTGCGCGAAGCGATGAGCGACTCTAAAGGCATGGGGAACTTTAAAAACCTGTTCTTCTACGCGCCGAACGGGAAGCCCGACGGTATCAAGATTGTGCCGCTCAGCGAAGTGGCAACGAAGGATGATTTCTTCAACATCAAAAAGGTCAGCGCCGCCGACCTGCTGGACGCCCACCGCATCCCCTACCAGCTGATGGGCGGCAAGCCGGAGAACGTCGGGTCAGTAGGTGACGTGGAAAAGGCCGCAAAGGTGTTTGTCCGCAATGAGCTGACACCGCTCCAGCAGCGCATCAAAGAAGTGAACGACTGGGTCGGCGTCGAGGTCATCCGGTTTAAAAAGTACAGCCTCGACAACGACGACGAATGATAAACCGGCCGCCAGATTGGCGGCCTTTTCATACCTGCCACCAAACGCCCTCTCACGTCCACCACAGCCCGCTTGATCGTACATGCCCGCGAATCAAACCAGCGCAACAGAACGCCTCCACGACGCGCTGACGCCGTGCATTCTGATAATTAAATACGTGCCTGCGCGCAATGCTATCCCCGCCACGCCTGCCCGCTTGATGTGTCGGTTTTAATGCAGTTGTCTGACCCGGCGAAAGCCGCGTCAGCATTGGCGCTGCGGGGATAACTCAACGGTAAATAATTCATGCGTTTTGATGCCCCTACATGCAGTCATCTAATCTTAAATCAGAACACAATAAGGGACATTAAAAATCGCCATTATTATTATCAATGAAAACATAATAAAGCGCTCTAAGTACGATAACTCAAGTGCAAAATCATTACTCTTTTACTAATCTCAGGTTAGAAAGAAATAGCAGCCATCTAACAAGTCAGTTTATCTAACCACCAAAATAAATTCTATCTTGAGACCATCGCATGGTAGCAAAAGAATATAATTGGCTATTTTTTATTCGGTTTGTATAGATACATCACTTAAATCCAGCCCCTCTCTGTTAAGCAACTCCCAAATATCATTAAAGAAAAAATGATCTATCGTTTTTATGCTTTGAGAAAGCAATTCATCTGTCAACATATTAGGCCTAATATCACAATAATATACTCCATCCAATGGATTGAGTTTAAATGTGTAGGCTTTAAAATGCCCAGGTAAAAATGTTGAACTAATACCATATTTATTTTCTAGCCTGGTATTCTTTCTTTGCACATCGTTTAAAAAAATAGCAATATGTGGCGTATTTGTTTCAGTCAGTCTATTGTATAGAAACTTATCAACAAAAACCTTATCAATTCTGTCTTTACTAGATGTCTTAACAGAGCCTATTACTCTTAACTCATCATTGTTGCTTATCATCAAATCATGCTGATAACTTGATGTAAATAATGTATTTCCCGCATTGTCTTTTACAGGAACCTTGATTGTTCCGCCGACACAATCAATCCCCAAAGAGTTAATCAAGACTTTAATGAATCTTTCAAACCTTTCGCCATTTATTTTTCTAGCTTGATTTGCTTTTCCCGCAGGCAAAGCATCCAATGCAGCGCCAATTGACTGTTGAATTGTATAAATAGTTCTAGTCAGTTCCGTACGATGAGCATCCGAAGGCAACTCCCTATCCTGTATTTTTTGCAGAATAGTAGGGAATGTATTCATTACGAAGGAAAATTCCTCGGCATTATACATTAGGCGAGAATTAATGGGGCGGCTAATATTAAATGAACCATCCTCACGATACTGAAGAAACTCGTAGTGATTTTCATTCTGGGATATAATCCTAGCCTGCAAGTTAGAGTCAATGTACTCAAGAAATCTAATCGTGTACTCTAAAAATGACTGCACGGATAAAAAATTATCTTTATCAATAGTGTGCTCAATCAATGCATTAATATTCATCGAATAGATTCCCTTCGCTCTGCAACTTTACGGTCATATGCGATCCACTCTTCCTTCGTCATTCTTTTTACTTTAGAAAGACGCTCTATGGCCCATTGATTGTACTGTTCACTTAAATCACAAGCCATCCATTTTCTATTTAATTGTTCCGCAACTACCGCTGTAGTTCCTGACCCAGAAAATGGATCTATAACTAAGTCTCCCTCATTAGAAGACGCAAGTACAAATTTTCTTATTAATTCCTCTGGCTTCTGTGTTGGATGAGGTGTCTTTTCCCCCATACCATTACATGTAGTAGGAATATCGATGACATCTTTTGGCTTTGCTCCTTTCGGATGAGGAATCCAGTTATCTCTTTTTTTAGTGTCACCTTTGCCATAAGCACTTGAATCTGCTTGTGGATGCGATGGATACCTAAGAGTATGTGCCCCATACGGAACTCGTACGTCATCAATATTTATTTTTGATGCTTTAGTCTTTCTAAAGTGGATAATACTTTCGTGTGAACGCCCCCAATCACCACCCAAATTAGCTTTATTTTTATAATGCCAAATCAACCATTTAGTGTGTTTAAAAAATCGTGAGGCCGGGTGTTTTAGATCAGCCAAAATCTCAGAAAAGCCACACACATACATTGAGCCAGTAGGCTTCAAAACTCTGGATGCTTCAGAAATCCACTCCAGTGACCATTCTATGTATTTTTCTTGACTTTCGAAGTTATCCCAGTCTGCCTTTTTGATGTTATAGGGAGGGTCTGCGAAAACCAGATCAACAGTCTCATCTTTAAGTGATTTCAACCAGCTAATTGAATTACCTTGGTACAGCTCACCATTTGGATGCTTGAACTGTAATTGAAACCCTTCTGACACCGGTGAAAAATCAGCCTCAACAGAAGATGACCTTGTGTGCTCGCTTGTGCATTCGGTAAGAAAAGTATCGAATGCTAGTTGCTCTGTTTCAGCACGCTTGTTTTTGATTTCCATCATATCTCCGCCATACAAGAACCAACCAAAACCAAAGATTGGTCGGCGTATTGTATAGAACCCATCGGAAGAAGGTAAGGTCCAAAATGTTTCGAGGGTATTTTAACTTTCAAAATCATGATATCCCGCCCCCTGAGTTACTGCTCCCCGGCCACTCATCGAAAGCAGGATATGAGTGCAGTATGCCGTTATAGCTAATCTTACCGCCACGAACCAACACTCTAAGTTCCCAATATTCGGCAGCGATACCCTCGTGCGCTAGCTCAAACCGGATTTTAGGAATACGTTCCCGTTCCGCCGACGTTAGGCGGGCTGATGGGGCGTCTATTCGTGATTTATTGCGATTTTTTTGACCGCTGACCTTTGGTGATTGCTCCCTCGCGGCGTCCTTGAGTACCTTGACGACGTCTGCGTCGTCCCAGCTAACATCCCCGCTCTCAATCAAATTCATCACCGCCGTGACATACTCAGGCGTTGCTACCTGCATATCTGGATCAGGTTCTCGCTTAACCTCCCCACAGTTATTGACAGGACTCCGAGGCGCGCCAGAGGCGCTTTTTAAAGTCAAAGGATCAACGTCAAGGTCAACGGCCTTGCGGACAATACGCCATTCTGTTGTCCGGGTTTCGTGGATATGACCCGCGCCAAGGTGCGGCGCAAAAATGCCGACAACCTTTTGCACCTCTTCGTCATAAGCGTTCAGCTCATCGGCCACCTTGCGCGCAACTCGAACGGTCTGCACGTCGCGCGGGACATTTGCGCCCCCCTGTCCAGCCATATAGGCGGCAAAATTTCCAGCGCTGGCAGCCGCGCGTACAGCCTCGACACGCTCGTCAAAAGTTTCAGCAAGGCTGATGTGGCGGAGGCAGGCGGCCCGGCACTCGCGATAAGCGCCCATCGTCGGGATTCCGATGGCCTTAAACTGAGGGATGCGCCATGTTGACGCCCATGAGGTCACCGCCGCAGCCATATCGCGTAACGGTCTGCCGGTATCGTGGTCAATCTGGCCGTCGAGCGCATAACCGTCAATATTCTTAGCGATGTATTTGGCGATATAGCCAGCCGCGCCGCCTTTGTTCAGGTGCTTGGCTTCGAACCGGTTCTTTGCCGCCCCTCGCTCATCGCCGTCCTCTTTCAATGCATAGCGACGCATGATGTCGATGACGTCCTGACGCTGTTTGCGCTCGCAAAACAGCATCATATGCCAGTGCGGCGTCCCGTCATGGTGAGGTTCAACGACACGCATACCGTAAACGCTCAGGCCGTTGTCTTTAAACGCGGTGCGCATTTTGCTCCAGATGCGCACCAGATAACGCTGGCCGTCTTTCGGTGAAAAAGCCTCTGAATCCCAATTGTGGTTAAACTGGACTTTTTCAGCCCCTTCTTTGCCAACAACGCGCGTCGGGTGATATTTAGACGGGGTGGTGATAGTGATAAACATGCCGACGTGCCTCTCGCTGGCAGCATATTTTTCTATCCCTGCGATGGTGCTCATCAGCTCCATGCGGCGGATTTCCGGATTAGAAATGCTCGCCATGACCTTATCAATCAGGTCGACACGTTCACCGGTGGCGACATTCTCCAGATCGCACCCTTTCAGATAATCCATATTGGCTAACCGCCGGGCCTGCACATCCCTAATCGCCTGCTTGCTCGCGTATGGGTATTTCTTTAGGTTTACTTCACCGGCGGCAATCAGTAGCGCCTCACGCCAGCTTGTGCGCTGCGCTTTCAACTGGCGTTCCCACCACTCCGCGTTAGCCAGCCGTGACAAACTGGCAACAGCCGAAGACGCGTCCAGCTTACCTTTGCAGTATTTTCTCCAGTGCATTGGCGTGATATTAAAGGCCCGCGCCATGCGGGCAATGCGCCCATAAAACACAGCCTGTACGCCGTTGCTCAGCAGTAAAGAATTATCCCCGTCATTGGCAGCGAGAAACTCCTCACAATAGCGGTCATAATTTTGCAGCAACTGCCCAGCGATACGGTCAGCAAAACGCCGCAACTCCTTATCTTCCATGCCCGGCAGACGCGCATAATTATCCACCTCAGCCATAAAGCATGGCGAGGCGTTAAGGTTCATCGCATTTTTCTCATTAACAATTTCAATGCGCGGCCAGATGCGGCGCTCAAACTGGAGCACAAGCCACTTATTAGCAGCGTGCAGCCCCTGCTCTTTCAGCAAGAAAGAATGACGCCCAAGAAAGATACTGCTGAGAAAATGCGGTAAGGCGTGAATTTTACGCAAAACAGCTTGCCCCTGAGCGTATTGCTCACGGGTAAGCGGTCTTTCTTTCCCAATAGCGGATTTTGGTGCGTTCCATGAATGAACGCCGACGAAGGGCTCGCCGGAAGTTGCTGCAAATGGCGGTGGTGGTGAGGGGGCTATGCGCCCCCGGGCTGATACAGTCATTTATCCTCTTTGCTTATCGTGGAAAACGCCTCTTGGCACAGCTCGCCAATGCGGCCAATCTCAGCGGCCAAACCTGCGATACTGGTGACGGTTGAGTCACGGACGTGGTGATGCACCAACCCGGAAACCAACTGCGTGACCCTCGGGTAATAACCGACCGCGTCGAGCCACTCCTCGCCCGCCTTACCACCGGTTTTAACCAGCTTCTTTTTGTTCAAAATGAACTGATGGGCATCACTGGTGATAACCCAATCCTTACCGACAGGAATGCGCAGCATGATTACCCCCTGAAATGCTTGGTTTGTTGTTCGTGGATGGTCTGGCATGACACGCAACGGGTCACACCGGCAAAGGCTGCACGGCGTGCAGCGGGGATAGCTTGGTCACACTCTTCACAAATTGACGCTGACACCCCGCCCTTGATGCGCGCAGCATTAACTTGTGCGGCGAGAGTCTCCTGCTGGCGCTGCTGCACCAAGTCCATTAAATCCGGCATCGTTATTGCTCCGATTCACTATTCAGTTGATTGAGTACCTGCTGAGCTAATTCTGCGATGCGATGCGACTCCTTCATCAGCTCGCTAATACTGGTAATGGTTTTAAGAAAAACGCCGCGCTTTACCGACAAATTAATAAGGTCCGCAACCAGCTTTAACTCATTCGAGTAGATAGCTCGGGTCGGGTAATATTTTTCTTTTGTCTCTTTATCTATTTTTACTTCGGCTAAAATAAAATCGCCCTCATCCATTTTCACGATGGCGAATACGTTATTAATTTCCACATACTCCCGCTCAACCATGGTTCAACCCCTGCTTGTGCGCCCGGCCTTCGTGGTCAAACTTCTCCGACTCCTGACGCAACAGCTCGATGATTTCCACACATGAGAGATGATTAACCGCCGCATGAGTCGCCAAACGGTCAAGGTGGGAGGAGAAACTAACGGCCGCATCTGCCTTTGCTTCCGCACGAGCGTTGTTCAGCATGAAGTTACGCAAATCCGTATCAGCCTTATTTCGCATTTCTTGGCCAACGGTTTTATACATGTGCATAGAGAACTCCAGATAAAAGGATGCCTGACGCAATCAAGCGCCTTTAAATTTAAAGCGAGTTAATTAATGAAAATACGCTTCAGGTTTAACTGACGTTAATATGGTTGGTGCATATTCGAATAAATTAAACAGCTCACGCAGCGCCCTGAATAACTCCTCGCGCCATTTACAGGACTCATCATCAATACGCCAGTACGGCTGATTAAACTCGACCTCAGTTAACCCGGCATGCAGGAATAAAGTGCGGCGCTGGCTTATGGTTAATCGGCCAATGAATCCAGATTTACTGATACCGTGCTTACGATAAGTAGCAAAAGCACTGCGAAGTTCATCAATGGCGCACACAAGACGCTCGCGCTCGCTGTCATTCATTTCCTCTAAACGCATAACAGCATGGCGCTGTTTTAACTGCGCATGGAAACAGATGGTCAGGCGCTCGCGCTCCATCATCTGATTATAAAAATCGCAGGTGCTTCTCCAGCGAGGGGCGGCGAGGCGCTCCCCAACCAAAGTACGCAGCCCGGCGGGCTGGTTGCGAACAATACCGGCGGTGATAGCTGTCATTTTGAAAAACCCCGCATTGCTGATTTGATGGAGGAGATCCAGCGGCTGGCCGGGCGAGTACGAATAACGATACCTCTCCGGCCTTTACCGTGGGTGATGGTGATTTCAAGCTTGCGCCCGCTCTGGTGGTTCCAGAGCAGTGGGGCGATTGAAATAGGCTGCTGCATGTTTCGCCCCCGCTTATAAGCCCATCCAGAGCAGCCACGCATCGCGCTGCTCTGTTGGCCGGTTCATGAATGCTTCACGCAGTCCCTGATTAAACGCAGGAATGTAGACAAATTTGTCACCAGCACGCGCACCAACCTTTTCCGGGTCACGCAGCTCGATAACAGGCAGCTTGTTTTTCTTCACCATCTCGGAAACTGCCGAGCTTGGCTTACCCAGCAACTCGGCGAATTTCTCTACCGTTACGCCGTCAATCGGATAACGAATCGCATAATCTTCAATGTTCATCTGTGCTAACCTCTCTCGATCCAACCCCTTCCAAACCGTTGCAGACCGTTTGTGAGGGATTGGATTTTTCACGCCCGGAATGGTTCTTACTTATAGACCTTTTCGGGGAATATAGTCTGTGACTAGGAACCATGTCAAATGAATATGTCTGAGAAGATTCGAGCCATCAGAAAAGCGGAAGGTTTAACTCAAGTTAAATTCTGCGAAATTAGTGGGTTAGCTCTAAGCACACTCAAGAACTACGAAGGTGGACACGCTGAACCGGGACTAGGCTCAATTCTCCAGCTAACAAAGAACCATCGATTTGAAAAATATACGCTTTGGTTAATGACTGATAAAACAGCACCAGAATCCGGGCAAATCGCACCGGCATGCGCACACTCTGGGCAAGACAGCAAGGAATCAGACCGCTCCGAAAGGAATGCTGGCTAACGATTTACAAGTTCTACATTTTCACTATTTGTTACCAAGATGATGAAATCATCAGAGGGCTATCTTATGTCGATTAAGAAGCTCGATGATGGTCAATACCAAGTGGACATTAGGCCGAACGGGCGTGAAGGACGTCGCATCCGTCGGAAGTTTGACAGGAAGGCAGAGGCAGAAGCTTTTCAACGTTATGTGCTGACCAATGCCAATAACAAGGAATGGGCGGAGAAACGTGCTGACCGGCGCACGCTGACCGAGTTGCTCAATATGTGGTGGCTCTTTTACGGCCAAAGCCAAGAGAACGGCACGATTGAAAAACGGCACCTCAAGAAGACGATAAAGGCGCTCGGCGATATAACCGTCAACAAGCTGAATAAGCGTGTTCTGACATTGCATCGCAGCCAGCGGCTAACAGATGGCATAAGTGCGGCAACCATCAACCGAGATATGTACCGACTTTCCGGCATGTTCACGGCCCTGATAGAACTGAACGAGTTTTCAGGTCTTAATCCGGTGCGCGGTTTAGCCCCGTTGGCCGAAAAGAACCCGGAAATGACATTTCTTGATATGGACGAAATAAATGATTTGCTGAGCAGCACGGAAGGCGATGACAGGCTGTTTGCGCTGGTAAGTCTGAGTACGGGCGGCCGGTGGAGTGAAGTCTACTCCCTGAAGCGGACACTCATGACACGCGGCCGCGTGACGTTTCTTAAGACGAAGAACGGCAAAAAACGCGTGGTGCCAATTTCTGATGAACTTGAAAGAGAGGTGAAAGAAAATGCCGAGGGGAATGATGACGGAACGCTTTTCAACGTTGATTATGAAAAGTTCTGTGGGATATTGCGACGGGTTAAACCCGACCTTCCACGCGGACAGGCTACGCACGTTTTGCGCCACACATTCGCGAGCCATTTCATGATGAACGGGGGGAACATTATCGCATTGCAGCAGATACTCGGGCACGCCAGCATTCAGCAAACGATGGCCTATGCTCACTTGGCCCCGGACTACTTGCAAAATGCTATAGCGCTGAACCCATTGGGCGGTAGCATCCACGCAAAAGAGCGTCCACATCCCGTCCACACCCTAGCAATTTAG